GAATTTACTCTAAGGCTAAAGGTACATTCAGGAGATGGTGTGATGGAGCAAAAGATCTGTTCGAGCGTTACGAGTGGTTGCAGATGATATGTGGATATCTTGGCGGTCTTGCACTTTCACTGTTCACGCTGATAGTTACGCTCAAATTGCTCGGATGGGCAATGAATCCTTCCAAGGTGGAGATCAAGAAGGCGAAAGCGAGTGTGAAACAGTACGAGGAAGCATATACGGAGAAGACATCAGCACGACAACAGGGCACAGTTGAGTCCAAGTATTCAGACGTTACGAATACTCGCCCAACAGGGAAGGTGGAGACATATTCCCAGGACAAAACTCAAGCAAGAGCACATGGTAAGGTAGAGCTCTGTCCATTCGAAAGAACGGGCAGTGTGTGTTGCTGCAATCCTGCAGGAGCACAGCCAAACCGGTGTTATTGCCAAGATGAGAGCGTGCGTCCGCCTAGCGGAAGCGTGGAATCATCAGGCGGAGCGATGCCAGAACACGGGAGTGTGCAGATGGTATTAGATCAAAATGCGTCAGAATTAGGTCCTATCATATTACGAAATTTGTATAAATTAGAATATTTAGTAGATGGTAAATGGATACATGCGCTTAACGCAGTATTCTTGAAAGGACGCATTTTTATCTGCAACAGACACATACTCGCCAAGAAATCTCAAAGCCAGTGGAGACTTCGCAATTTGACTCATTCATATGAGATACAATTGTGGAAGTGTGAGAGATTTGCATTGCCTGAAGGAGATCTGCATGAAGAAGCAGATGTGATGTGCTTTGAGGCTCCACCCCAGGTACATCAACATGTAGATATTGTTCGGAAGTTCATGACGAAGGAGGATTTTTCACAATTTTCAACTTTGTCACAGCTCTGTTTGGCAACTTATGGAGCTACAGATGATTTCCCGAAACAATATTTCACCTCGGATATGGTATGCGTTGATAACGACTTTACGATGACTGACTCCAGTGCAACTGTAGTCGGTAAGATAAGGAAGTATTTCGCATATGGTATCCAAACATCAGGTGGACAGTGTGGTGGAGTTCTCTGTGCCTATGACAGGAATTTCAATCGTAAATTGATTGGAATTCATGCCGCTGGTATGGACCATTCACGCTATCAGGGTGTTGGACAACCTATTCATCAGGGACTGATTATCAAATTGTTAAAAGGTCTCTCATTGCGCAGAGTCGATTCGGACATGTCGCCAGACGTATCTGAACTGATGAAGAGCAATGTTCGTGTGTGTGCTGAGTCTAATGAACTTAAGTATGCAGATAATATTGAAAAAGAATTCCAACACTATGGTGTGGCAAATGTGACGGTGTATAGAGCTGGTGTGACTGACATCAAACCATCTCGATTACATAATATCATAGCCAAACCAGTGACTAAGCCTGCGAACTTGCGACCTGTCCGAGTTGGCGACAAAATCGTCGACCCAATGACATTTGCAAGAGCAAAGGCAGCAGCCACGCCCAAAACCCCTAACCCAATGATCTTGGAGGCCGCATCATACCACTACCAGCAGATAGTGAATCGAAATGTCAAAGCTGAAGATAAAACAGTCAAGACACTAGAAACAGCTATTTGTGGCATAGTGGGAGATGAGTACTCACCAGGCATAAACAGGAATACTTCACCTGGATATGGTTGGAAGAAAATTGGGAAAGGCAAGACTGGTTATCTTGGATCTGATGAGTATATTGTAGATCATCCACTTGTTTTAGAAAAACATGCAGCGATGCTACAGAAATGCAAATCGGGTCAGAGACCATCAGTCTTGTGGACCGATGTTTTGAAGGACGAACGACGACCGATAGAGAAGGTAGACGCAGGAAAAACGCGTCTATTTTCTGTTGGAGAAATGGTGTTTACTATTCTCTTCCGGCAGTATTTCATGGGCTTCATCGCACACATGACACGAAATCGAATTGATGTAGAGTCATGTGTGGGAGTGAATGTCTATGATAGAGACTGGACGAGAGTGGCGAACCGTTTGTGTGAGAAGGGACCTCATGTGATTGCAGGAGATTTTTCAAACTATGACGGAACGCTAAATACACCATTTATGTGGAAAGTTCTAGACATCATCATTGATTTTTACGACGGAAGCGAGGAAGACAATTTAATTAGATATGCCTTGTGGAGTGAGATCGTTAATTCGATTCACATTGTTGGAGATCGTGTTTATTCATGGTCTCATTCAAATCCATCTGGTTGTCCGATTACGACAATTCTCAATTCTATGTATCATTCGATCTCCACTCGGTATGTCTATCTGTTGTGTGCTAAAAAGTACGCGCCAGCATTGGCAGACTTGTTTGTGTACGATGCTAACATTACGCACATAAATTATGGAGATGATGATGTCTGGAACATTTCACCTCGAATCATTGAATGGTTCAATCAGAATACAATTACGGAAGCTTATGCTGAAATCGGAATGGTGTACACTGACGAAGCGAAAACAGGGATAATCGTTCCCTTTCGCTCCTTAAGTGAGATACAGTTTCTGAAACGTAGTTTTCGCTGGGACGCAGATCAAGCCCGCTACCGTGCGCCGCTATCGCTTGACACTATACGTGAAATGGCGATGTGGGTGCGTGGAAAAGCAGATTTGGACTATGTAACATCAACAACACTGCAGGAGGCTGTACATGAATTGGCGCAGCATTCTCGGGAGGTATTCGACCGCGAACTCCCAGCGTTCGAAAGAGCGCGCAAAATCATCGATCACTTTGTACCTACCAAATTTCATACCTATGACCACTATCAGGACATAGAATATGATCGGTGGTGCTGTGTGACCCCATACCAACCAATTCGACTTACGCTATCGGATGCGTCTAAAAATTACGACGGAGATGGTGAAATACTGAATCAACCATCACTTGTAGAAGAATCATCAGTAGAACAATTCGAGATCGTGAACGCAAGAGGAGTAATCCAAATGTCATTAAACGATCGTATTTCAAATATGG